CAAAAACTAAAGAGTTGAACGATAAAGTAAACTTTGCGGGAAATATTACCACATTCAACATAGATTTCAGCACAAATTCAAAAGGTCAATCACTTGGCTCCTTGGGTTTTGAGATAAAACAATCTGGAAATTATGTCTCAGGTTCTTATGAATCTCTGCCTGTACCCAAGGATTTTTTAGGTACAGGAAAAAAAACTTGTTTCATGGCAGCCGCCTTAATAGAGATGATGTTGCAATTGACGAACAAAATATACATTAAAGCAGATACTGGAACTGGTAGGGGTTTGGTTGGAGCAAATTTTAGTGAATTAACAGCCGATAGCAATAGTGTTAGCGATCACGCTTTTGGAAGAGGCTTGGACATAATGCAGATAGGGAATACTGCGGATGATTCAATTGACCTAGTTTCTAGTCTAGACAATTTTAGAAAAGGTTTAAATATTCTTTTGACAAATTTACAGACTCTTTCAAAAGAACTTCATCCCGACCTAATTATTATTCACGATCAATTAGCTGAAGAATTTGGAATATTAGAAACTGGAATAGAGGGCGCCAACGCAGCGATTAGAACTAAGTATCCACTATTAGCTCCATTTATAAATTTTGCAACTGATTCTTCTCATAGAAATCACATACATATAAGCTGGTCAGCACAGAGAGCAGGATCTTTTATTACCCCAGAAATAGCTCAACAACTTACAGGGTCCACTTCAACGGGCGGCTCCTCAGTTCCTTCAACAGTATCTTTAGATAAATTTAAAAAAAGTTATTTTGATCAACCTGGTGCAACATTCAGCGCAGATGAGGTGATGTATCTGCTTTCAACATCGGGAATTTTTGGTGATGAAGTTGCCGCAATATTTGTTGGCATTGGAGAAAGAGAATCTCGTTGGCGACCGGGTGCACTAAACGAGAATAAGACTGGAAGTGGAGATTTTTCTTTTGGAGCTTTTCAATGCAATCTTCTGCCTGCTGCGCACGGTAAAAAAATGTTTATTCTCAAATACGATGCTACAGGACAGCCGTACGACCAAACTGTACTTGGCGTCAAACTGGCGTATGCGATTGATGACGATAATAATGTCGAATCGCTTAGTAAAAAAGTTGTAGAAAAAGCAACAAAATCAACTGTTGACAAAAGAATATTTATACCCTACAATCAAGCTTGGATGCTTGGCACGGTTGCTGCTGGGCAAACTGAGGTGGCAAAAGCATTAAAGGGAAAGCCAATTGATTCTTATGTGTTTACTGCATGGGGGGATTACAACAATAAAAATGGAACACCAAGGTCAACTGTTGGATTTATTTTTAAGGTTAAATTTACCACAGTAGCTAACTCCTATAAATTAAAAGGTAAATCAGAAGATTCGCTAAAAGCTTGGATAAGAAAGAACTTTAAAAACAAGAGACCATATTCCTATATTGAAAAATGGATGAGTGGAACTGTGTTTGAAGACGATGGAACGGAAATTTAAGGAGAAATCATGCCAGGAAATTATCCCAAATTTGACAAAAAAATCACAGATCATATTGATAGATCTAAATTTCTTCAAGTAAAAAATAGACCAGGAACTATCATGGTGTATAATGCACAAAATAATACGGCAACAGTATTGATAGATGAAAAGTTTTCTGACACGATCGGTAATGCCATGATAAATGTTCCGTGTCCTTTTACTTATGGAGTTCAATCCGCAGCCCCGTCTCCGGGAACACGTTGCCTAGTAGGATTTAGGGATGAGCATGAGGAAGAAGCATATATAATTATGTACTATAATGAACCTCGTTCATATAAAAATTCTAGAAATTTAAATATATATACTGGCATACCAAAGTTTATGGAGTAAAATGAACAACTATTATCAAGAAAATTCAAATGCGTCGAAACCATTTAATGAAAGTTTGGAAATTAAAAGAAGAACAGAATTTTCCCATAGAGAAGTTGGCCTAACGCATCCTGACAACAACGCCTTTATTAGGATAGCAGATGGTGGATCAATAGAAATTTTTGCCGCTCCTGGAATAGGAATAATCATTAATCCCAATACAAGAAGCATATCTCTTCATGCGGATTCTATAAAGATTTTTTCAAAAGAAGATGATGGTTTAAGATGGAATGATAAGTCTTTTAATCCGGCATCTGACGTTTACAATGAGCCCTCTTTAATCAAAACAGGGGATTTTTTAAACAATCCAGCATATCATAGGGTTAATTATTATTTAAATAATATACAAGAATTTGAACAGAGTAAGCAGAATAATCCGGTTACTATAAGCGGTAAGTATGCCTTGGGAAGTCAGAGTAATGAACAGGTTACCTCGGGTAGCACTAGTGGGTTTACTTCTGAGCAAATAGCCCTTATTGACTCATACGCAAAGGATCATACGCAGGAAGAAGTTTCAGTTCTTAAAAGAATGATGCATTCGGGATATTCTTATCAGGAATCTTTAAATAAAATAAATGAAAAAGACTTTAATATGGCAGACAACTCAAAAAATTTTCCATGGATTAAAAGTGATTTGGATAAATAATGCCCGACTTTTATTTTGACTTGAGTGGAGATATTTTAATATCATCCAATAAGGATATAGCTATTACCCAAAGTCGAAGTCAAAGGGACATTCAACAAATATACATTAGATTAATGACTGAACCCAATGATTTTATGCTTTACCCCAAGCTTGGTTGTGACCTTGGAATTCTGCGCGGCATGCCGCAAAACAGAATAACAGCAGATTTAGGAAAAAGAATTATAAGAGATTCATTAGAAAACGAATTAAAGGGCGGAATTTTTAGGGGGAGACTAATATCAATCGATGCAGTTCCGGTATCAGCAACGGGAATAAGATTTGATGTTCATATTGAAGATAATTCAACAGAACCAGTAACTCTTTCTGTTGTTCAAGAACTGTAATATAAAAGGAGTATAAAATGCCCATAGTCTATAGTAAAACAAAAACAGAAATATTAGGACGTATGATGAGGGCTCTGGAGGGCAACGGAATTACGGCAACTTATCCAGGTTCAATAGCAAGAGCGTTTGCGGAGTCTATTGCCATGGAGGTGGGGGACTTGTATGATGCTCTAAAGTTTGCAGTTGATCAAACATCTATTGCAACTGCGACCGGTAAATCATTAGATTTGATTGGAGAATTATATGGGGTTAGAAGAAGTACAATTACCCCAGAAGCCGAACAGGAAAGAGCAAGTTTTAATATCGAATTTTATATCTCAGCTCCAACATCTAGCAGTATCGTTATTCCGCAAGATACCCTAGTATTTAATGATGTAACAGAGTTTGCAGAAAGACAATATCAATATAAGCTTGCAGCCACTGTGATAATCGTTGCTGGAACCAATAAGGCATATGGAAGAATTGATCCGACATTTACCACCCAAGATTTCACGGCAGCAAAAAATACCTTAACTAAACATAATTTCGTGTCAACAGATGGCACTATAGTTTACTGCTCAAACCCAAAGGAAGTATATTCCATGCCGGGGATGGAAGGTGACGATAATTACAGAAGGCGAATAAGTATGTCGATTAAAGAAAGATCTTATGGCACCGCAGAATCTTTAAGGCTAAGCGCTCTAGCTATACCAGGCGTTAGGGACGTCAGAATTAGGGAGTCTTCGTACGGCCTTGGATCTTGTGATATAATTGTTGTTCCGGAATCTCAATCTCTTGATCCACTTTTTGTGCAAACACTAGCAGATAATCTTAGCGGAAAAAAACCAGTTGGAATAAAACTTAATATTAGAATAGCTGAAAGAGTTCCAATTAGCGTCGTCGCCAACATAGTTCTTCCACAGGGACTTGCACCGGCTGCAATAACAGCAATTGAATCGCAAGCTTCAACATTTGTTAAGAAGTATTTAAACTCTTTTACCATAGGAGGGTCTATAGCGTTCTCCGATATAGAAAGTGCAATTAGGACCTCTTCCGATTTCATTAGATCAGTCAATATATTAAGCGTAACCTCAAGGGGTCAAGAAGTGCCAAAGGGCGTATTTAGATTAAATTCCGAAAGAGAATACATAATTGCAGGCACAACTTCGATATTTTCTGTTATAATGTCTTCCCAGGGATATTAGTCTGAAAGAAAGGTAATCATGTCTGATAAAACATTTCTAATTACAAAGAATCATATAGTTAAGGCAAAAAATATGCGCCAAGCTAGAGGTCTGGTTGAGGGTGATGGGGATCTTCTCGGTGATATACTACTGGATGATTATGACATACAGGAAGTAGATGAGGGTCAAGCTTCTGAACACTTCTCTGCTGCAAAAAATTCATACTATAACTCATTTGATGAAGTTGACGAAATGATTATTAATCAACAAGAAGAGCAGGATTCTACTGTTGGAATTCAGTATTCTACTATGGATTTTTTGCGCTCAGAAAATAAAAGACTCGCAAAACAAGTTGAAAAACATAAGAATATTAGCGAGGAAGCTTCTCAAACAATATATAGAGCAGCCTATGACGCATTTGCAAACTTTAAACTTCCATCTATACGAAGAAAAACTCCAAGAAAATCAGGAAAAGGAACACCGGAAACAGCCGTAGTTGTTTTTTCTGATTGGCAATTGGGTAAAGTCACTCCAGACTACAACTCTCAGGTCTTGGCAAAAAGAATAGAATTATATACCGAAAAAATGATAGAGATAGCTGAAGTTCAAAGAGCAGATCATCCAGTAGATGATTTGCGCGTGTGGCTGCTTGGAGATATAGTTGAAGGTGAGGAGATATTCCCCGGCCAAAGTCATCTGATTGATTCTGGAATATACAGACAAGTGGGAATAAACGGTCCTGAAATTTTATCAGGATTTTTTAATGCGGCTTTGGAAAACTTTCAAAATGTATATGTTACTGGAATTATAGGAAATCATGGTTCTGTTGGCGGTAGAAACAAAAAAATGTATGATCCCGAATCAAACATGGATAGACTTTTATATAAAATATTAAGTCTAATTTTTTCTGAAAATAATAGAATAAAGTTTAATATACCCGATGGTCGCGGAGAAAGACACTGGTATGCCATAGATCGAATTGGGAACTATTCCACCCTGCTTATTCATGGGGATCAATTGCCATCACCAAGCTCTGTAACCGCATATGGTAGAAAGGTTTTGTCTTGGAAAGACGGTGCAATTCCAGAAGAGTTCCAAGATGTTTTTATGGGGCATTACCATCAGCAGACAAAAATGACTATAGGAAGTTCTATTTTAAGAATTTCTGGATCTACGGAAAGTTATAACACCTATGCACAAGAATATTTTAGCTCAATGAGTAGACCTTCTCAGCACCTTATGTTTATTCATCCTGAAAATGGTGTTACTTCCGAGTATTCAATTTGGTTAGACTCAATTTAATTAGGATAGTAAATGAAGACTTATTTTCTTGCTTTAAACAAATCT